CGCATTAATAGTATCTTCATCAGCTCCAGCTTCCATATACAAGTAAGCTATGATGTAGTATGCAGCCAAAATAAAATCAGCTAACATGCCCTTATCAAATTGCTTATAATCTCCTGCCACAATCTGATCAATACCAAATTCAACTAAATAATCACGCAACTGTTGCCATTCTAATGATTGGCAAACAGTGCCTGGTCCAGATTCAAATGTAAATTTATTATTCTGGACTAAGCGTACAAAATTGAGTAAATATTTACGAGTGAATAAGGTATAATCAATTGGACCACACATGAATAAACGTGTCTTCTCTTCTTCAATTTTTGCATTAGCAGTGGCTTCATCTTTTGGGTGCACATTAAAAACAGGCATATAACGTTGCTTAGAGCTATAATTATCTGCCATCTTTTGAACTCTAGCCCAAACAACTTCATCAAAATTACGTCCTTCTGGATAACCCTCACGTGGGTCGTCGTGAATGAAGTTCTTCTTTGCTTTGTTGAAAGGATTGCCCATAGAGGAATTAAAATTGAGAGCATCAATGAATTTGACGCCTGGTTGACCATTCACAGTTGAATAATTATCCAAAGGGTGCAATTTCTCACGCCACTCTGGATCTTTCTTATCCAATTCTGCAATAATATCTACGATAAACGAGTTTCTCACTTTGATCAAAGTTGAACGCTTATATAGCGATTTCTTTGATACTAGTGGAATAAGGTTCTTTCGTAAATAATTCCAACCCCTCATAACAGGTTTACCATATTCGGATGTCTTATTAAAAATTTCCTCAACTAACCCACGTTTGGGTGTATCACATACCTTACTCCGGGGACGATTTCGGAAACCCGATACTGTACCATAAACATTGGCAACACCTTCTTCAACATATGAAACTACACTTTTGGGATGAATTGGACCTATAGTTCTTTCACCTTCAACCAGGTCTAATGCGATTGGTGCTGGTTCAAAATCAACAATTGTCATACTCTGAGGTCTAAATTTTGTCAAAATTTCATCAACATATGTTTTAGTCAGGAAAGTTCCAAAACTTTGCGTGGTGTTGTTCATTATATAACCATGGAATCCCAGAAATACAGGACCACGTGGACAATGGCCAAGAACCATAGAACCACAATCGCCATCTTCTGTGGTTTGTGGACAACGATAAGTTACCATCTGACAATCAGTTGGCATACCTGGTGGTGACCAACACAATGTTACTTTAACCAATTGTTTCCAAGAGTCTTGTTTAATCAATTCTCCATTAACCAAGCAATTAAAAGTTTCATTTGGTAATAAATCTGTAATATCTTTCTTGGGTGGCACACCGCTCAATTCAAATAATACAAC